ATGCCCAGATTGATGGTTTTCGCTTGTTTACGAGGGATGTCGGCCATTTCGGCGACCATTGTGTGAAAATCCATGTTTGGATCGTTTTTGTAGCTCTCAACAAACTCTTCGACCCCGCGAAGCGCGATACCCCGGCTTTTGCCGTAGACATGAGCGTAATGAACCAAGATGCGCGGTTCTTGCTGCGAGTAATCGATTGACGCCCACTGTTCTCCCTCTTCTGGCAGGAACAATGACCGGATAAGGGGCCCGATCTCAGGATCGCGGGCCGGGATTTGTTGTAAGTTAGGGTTATTCATCGAAAAGCGGCCTGAGACAGTGCCGCCATCGTCTCCTCTGATCTGATTGATGTGCGAATGCACTCGACCATCGCTGTGGCAGAATTTTAAGATGTTATTTATAAAAGTTCCGCTGGTTTTGTTAAGATTTCGGGCTTGAACGATTAATTGAGGTAATTTTTCCGGATGTTCGGCCAAAAACTGTTTTTTAAACGATGGAGCGCCTTTTTCTGTCTTTGGATATGGTATTGATAACTTATCAAAGGCTTTCGCCACAGAGTTTGCCGCCCATATTTCCACATCATTACCAACAAGGCTCCTTATTTCCTTTAAAACGGTCTTTTCTCGCTTGAGGATCGCGTCGCGTGTTCTTTCGGTCTTGTCCATGTCAACACGAACACCTCTCCATGTCATATTGACCAAGCAGGGGAGCAAATCCAATTCTAGATTAACAATATTCCAAAGATTTTGCTTTCCGACCTCCACTCTTAGATAATCCCATAGCTGTAGGGTCACTTCGGCGTCCGTTTGGGCATATGGTCCGACGTACATGGCGGGCATTTTCCACATATCGGCCTTTGGATCGAACCCAAACTCTTTTGCGGCCTCTCTGAGCAGGCTCTCGTTCTTTGCGAGGCCTAAATATTCGAAAGCTAGTGAGTTTAGTGCATAAGAAAACTTATTTTCGTCCAAAAGTGACGCGACAACCATCGTATCGATGATCCGACCGTTGATTTCGAAGCCCATGCGTTTGATCCAGCCCACATCATACTGGGCGTTGTGCATAACTTTGTCTGCGGGGCACTCAAAAACCTTTTTTAGCCATTTATTGACGATTTTCTCGTCCAAATTGCCGCCGCCGCGGTGTCTTGTAGGGATATATCCCGCCCAGTCGGCTGTTGCGACGGCATATCCGACCACTTCACCGTCGCCCACAGCCCAACCGGGACCGTTTTTCTTGATATTTGGGTCTCGGGTCTCAACATCGATGGCAATTGTCTTTGCATCAGTAAGATCGGGCAGTTCTGCGGGTGGAACCCACTCTGAATTAAGCGATGGAGTAGCCATTTTAAGCTTCATCTTCTATTCTCTTTATGATTTTTTCTACTGGTACTGCGTCTCGTTCGACAAATTCCGCTCCCAGCCCGGTGTATCCGGCTTTATCCACCCACGAATCCTCATGGCCTATCGTTTCTATAAGACGGCTTGTTTTAACCCAATCCATCATCAACGTAACGTGGGCCGGGGTTAGATAACCGTGGCTTTTTAATGCCCCGCTCATTATAATATTCCACCCATCTGCAATTCGAGCATGATTGTTGTAAGCATCCCCGTAATCTTTGGCGCGTTGGCCGTTAATAAGCTCTTTTGCTTTGTCTAAGACTTCATCACGTTTCATATTCAAAATCCTTGGGTGTAAGTTCGGGAAGACCTAAAGCGTCTTGCAACGCACTTGTACGGCGTCTGGTTCTAAAAAACCCTGCATGTTCGGGGTTCGCTTCCATAAATCTACGAGCATACCAAGCGCGGTAATTGTTGTTTAGCTTGAACGTAGACTTACCATCTACATCTGCTTGGTCTGTCTCCCAGCGAATTCGCTCAAAAACAGCACTGACTGAGTAGTTCTTGAACCCTCGGTTAATAATTTCTGTTGTAAAACGAACAAACAGTTCATTAACCTTGGGGTTTTTACTAGAGAATACTGCGGCCTCGGCATCGATCTCGTGTTGTCTAGTTAGTTTCATTGTAGCTTTTCCTCTGGTAAAACGTGTTCCCCACACTCCGAGCATTCGTCCTTAGAGTATTTGTCCCACCAACAGGTCCATCTATGTCCGCATTTACATAGGTAATTCCAATAATTCATAGGTTATAGCTCCTTGTGAAGTCCTGTGGTTCGACGATGAATAAATTCTCTTTGGTTCTAGTTACACCGACGTAAAAAACGCGGTGCATGTCATCAGAGTTAACATTCATCTGTTGTTCGGCTGCGGGTGATAAATCGGTAAACAATACGACGTTATCCGCTTCCCCACCTTTTGCCCCGTGGATGGTAGAGACCGTTATTCTGGGCTCACCATTAAACTTTTCCCCCCGACGCAGAAGCGCGGTTACATATGCCCTGTCCCCGTCTGGTATTTTGTTCATTGCCTCTGACCAGATCATACTCTCGTCGGCTAAAAGCCCGTGGTTAACGATCAAGTCTTGCATGTTAACCATGTCTTGGTCTTCCAGACCGGGCAGTTTTTTAAACCCTCGGGTGATACGATCCCCGACTGACATGTAGGCATAGATTTTTCTAGCGGTTGCGCCGGGTATATCTCTACCTTTGCGCAGTTGCTCCCAGCCGTTTACGGCGTCACTTAGTTTTTCTGATATGGACCGATGGCCGCGGTATTCGTACAAGTATCCGCTGGACTTTAGCTCGGTAGCTACAGGCTGTAGCTGGTATCCGGCTTGAGCAAGCACGAGCCATGATCCTTCTGACATGTCCATCTCTTCGATACTAAAGATGCGGCGCACTGATCCGAGGCTATCCACTCGGGGTTTATAATCTTTTAGGAACCTTTTATCTATGCGTCCCACGACCCGTTCAGCGAGACGGTGCACCTCTAGTGGTATGCGGTAGGACTGAGACAGGGTCTCTGACCCACCGTCGAGGTTAATGAAGTGATCTACGTCTGCCCCAGCCCACCTATAGATAGCTTGGTCATCGTCCCCGGCGCAATACATGCGGTCAGATTTTTCATCTAAAATATGAGCAATGTCCCACTGAATAGGTGAGAGGTCTTGCGCCTCATCTACAAAGCAGAGTTTAAACGCGGGGCACGAGCGGAAACCCTCTTCTGGAAAGCTTTCGAGCATGTCTGTGAAGTCGTACATCTCTAGGTTTTCTTTGTAGCTGCGCAAGCATTCGTCCACATACTTGATAATGTTCCACTCAATCTGGCTATCCATAGAGTTGTACTGGTCACGCAGGGACACTTTGCGCATTCTGGCAAGGTTTATCATGCCTAAGATGGGGTCTGTGGCTTTGGTTATATCGGGAAGATCGTCGTCAAAGTTGTTTGAACGGGTTATCTGAAGCTCCACGCCCATCTTTTCAGAAAGTTCTCTGTAGTTTTCATCTTGCATAACTTGCTCGGTCCGGATGTCGGAACAGGTCAGCGCCAGACTGTGCAGGGTTCTGAAGTAGAATAGGTCTTTCTTTGGGTCTAGGTTAAAGCGTTTAGACGCGCGTTCTTTGGCCTCATTTGCCGCTTTGCGTGTAAAAGCTAGGAAAGCAATGCTGCGAGGTTCGACACCCTTCTGGAGGGCGTCATCGACCATATTAAGAAGTCGAGTTGTCTTCCCCGTCCCCGGTGGGCCGAATATCCTGAACATTCTCTTTCTCCCTTTGGTAAATCTGCCAGACGCGCTGCTTGCTAATGTTGAACCACTTAGCCACCGCTGTTTTTGTCATGTGCCTTTGATCGATCATGTGAACGATTTCGGCGTTACGCATTTCTTTAAAAACGTTCTTACTCAAAACGGGCTCCCATGTTTTGGCGCAAAGTCCGGTGTGGATATGTCCATGTCTCCTACATTGTAGGCAGGTATTTGCCAGACGCGGACGGCTCGACCTTTGATCTTGAGTACAGTGCTGTCGCCGTTGATGTCCCGCAGGCGTTGAGCAATGCGGTGCGACTTATACTCAAAGAATTTGTTCTTCTTTAGAAAGTTCTCAAAGTCCTTGAGGCGGAAGTAAGTAACCATAGCGTCCTCGTCAGTCCAAGGGCGGCGAAGCAAGATTTCTTCTTTGTCCTGCGCTTGCTGTAGGAAGCGGCAAAACTCTTCTAGGTAATCGTAGAACTGCCCGCTGATACTGGCGTCCACGGCGACTTCCATGATGGCGCTTTCGTTTTCGCGCATTTCTGTAAGCAGGGCGCTGATCCGACCCTCCCACTGTTGCTTTGCCACGCTGCGTGGCATGAAGTTCAGTTGCTCCATGCAAGCTTTTTGAAACATGGGCTGGCTCATTAGAGCGTCGGTGTCTAGCTCCAGAGGCTCGCCGTTAACGTCCATAAACCAAACCGGGGGTGTTGAGTTATACTTACGCAGATTGGCTACTGTAGCGTTCTGTATGGCGCTCCCAATGCCAAACTTACGGGTTTGGCAGAGCTCCTTGTTACAGTGCGCGTTGATCGGCGCATCGTTGCACCTGTAGGCGTAATCTTTGCGTTCAAGCTGCTTTGCCACCACCGTCACTTCTGACAGGGGCAGAGGCGGCTCTAAGTACTGCATGTTGTACGTTAGGATTTCTGTTTCCCAGCTGTCTGGGTAAGCTTTTCGCAGATATACCCCGATATTGAACAGACCGTTATTGCGCCCACCTTCTGATATTTTTTCTTTGACGAGGTGCTGCAAGCACGGCGGACCGTCTCTAACAGGCGTACCCTCGGCGCTTTCTGTAATCTGTAACTTTTGTATCTGTTCGGGTGTCTGAGCATACTTTTCGTAAAGCTCAAAGAACTCTTCAAGCGATGCAGATGTGCCGTCGTCCAAGATGCCGTAGCGTAAACCTTCTTCCGCGTTGTAATATGGTAGGTTTAGAAAGTTCCCTACATCTCCGCGGTCCAAGTGCAGCTTAATTTGCTTTGGAAATATCTCGCTCTCACCGTAGCCCAGCGCAGCGGCCACGCTCTTCAATGATTTCTGCATGTCCTTTGCTTCAACCCAATCTGTAGAGAAGAGGAAGCAGTGAGCCCCACCGGACTTAG